AGCTTTTAAAAAATTTGGTATGATTTACACGGATGAAGAGAAAACTGGGGCTCTTTATAGAGAACGAAGTCTGGATCAAGTCGTGTTTTTGCAACGGAGTTTTCGCAAGGATGACATGATGGATAGGTGGGTCGATCCCTTAAAACTCCAATCAATAATAGAAGGACTATATTGGTTTCGGTCACCTGCTGATGAACTTATGGAGATGAAGGAAGTGTTCGAGAATGCTGTCCGTGAATTAGCTATGCACGGACCGGAGATTTATGAAAAATACATTAGAATTTTGGAAAAAGCATGTCGACAGCAATATGGAGAAATAATTTTGTTCAAACCTTATAAGTCTGTTGTTCAAGCTATGATAGAAGAGGAAGCCCTTGGTTCTGTAAGACAGTTACAATGCAATGATTCTTTTTTTGAGATAGCAACGGGAGAAATGGATGAAAGAGCTTTCAGACCAGGAGAGCAAGTTGCTGTCTCTGAGGAAATGGAGCATGACATACTTGAAACGCTCCTACCAGACCTCGTGGAGGGAGTCCCGTGGAGGAAGCAGTTACTGGACATTTGCACGCAAAGTCCAACGAGTGAGTTGACAGCAATCTTGAACTCACTAAAAATTTGCCACTGCCCTTGTGAGAACCCTTTGTTTGAAGACCCCACTTTCCGTGGCAGGTGGGTAAACGTTCCTTACCTAACGTTTATAGAAGAAGTCAACGAAACGGACGAAAGCGACAGTGATGAAGAAGGAGATAACGGCGGATTTCCAGATGGAATCGTTTGGATAGACGATGACTCTGAAGATGACTCGGGCTACAGCTCGTGTGATTCGGATGAGAATTTAGATTAGTGTCTCGTGTGATCCCTGGCTTTAATAATTTGATTCTTATAAATTAAAGTTTATGCTACGAGTACATGTTAGGCTTTCTATTTAGAGTTACTGAGCCTTAGGGCAGCCCCCTTAATCAGTTAGAATCTCGACGAGCACAGATTGGGTAGTTTGTGTAAGGTTTGAAATCAAACTTCGTTTAAATAAATTTACCTGCTAACAATAACACAGATACACTTTTAGATACTTTGATTACGACTCATCCAACACAAATTCACGATGTCACCACAGAAGTTGTAGATGATACAGATCCAGTGGTTAATTCTTTTGTTGATGTTACAAATTTCGCCGGAATGATGGTAATAGATAAAGATCACGGACTGACAGAGGTTCTGTCTCGCCCTGTAGTTATATCAGGCTCAGCACTAACGGCTGCCCAGCAAGCTTCTGTGGCAGACGTCGTTTCGGCTGTTCCCAATACAGTTAACTGGGCCACTCTAGTTTTACCTAGAGCTTGGCGAGATACTCAGTATATAAATAGAAAAATTTCAAATTTCCAATATTTGCGGTGTGGATTTGTAGTTAGGTTAACCATAAATGCCTCACCATTTGTTCAAGGTAAAATTCTTATGGTCGCGTGCCCGTACGAGACTGATTTAGAAACAGATCTTAAATCGAGTGCTAAGGGAATGGCCTCATTAACATCTTTCCCATCAGCGGTCATTCTAGATTTGGGAAGGCAGCACACAGCAGAAATGACTATTCCGTTCACATCTATTGCAGAGTACTGGGACTTGTCAGATGCTACTGATATGCGCACACTTACTGTTCGTATTTTTAATATTTCAGCAATCACATCAGGACCCACAAATAACGAATTAGTTTCTTATTCATTGCAAGTTCAGGCCATTAATCCAGAAGTAGCTGGGCCCTCTTACTTTGCAACTAATGTCACTAGAGTGTTGCAAATAGCTGGCGAAGCACAGGTTAAACAACAAGGCGTAGTAACGAAAGCACTCAATGTAGTCTCTCAGGTTGCACATAATTTAAGAAGTTTACCGTTTTTGTCTACTTTTGCAGAACCTATTTCTTGGATAGCAAAAGGAGCTTCTGCGATAACAGATCATTTTGGCTGGTCTAGACCAACCAACTTGAAGGAAACTATGTTGATGGTTAATAGAGGTACGCATGGTATGGCTAACTCAATAGGAGTTGATAATAGCCAAGTGTTGGCACTTTCACCAGATAACCAGTTAGATGTAGTAAATGACCATTACCCAACTAAACATGATGAAATGTCATTTGGATATTTATGTGCTAGACCATCTTATTACAATAGATTCACTTATACGAGCTCAAGCACCCCGGGTACGCTACTGTTTCAAGACGTTGTATCGCCAGCTTTCCATTTAGTAGGAGCAGCTGCAACCTTTTCACCAACTCCCATGGAGTATTGTGCCAGATTCTTCAGGTATTGGCGCGGAGACATAACGTATACGTTTGATTTTACTAAAACACCAATGCATAATGGAAAGGTGTTAATTGGATTTTCACCCAATACTGACGCTTTTTCAGCTACAGGAAATTTGAACGCACAACACCTTCTATACACTTTACAAGTAGATTTATCCACTACATCCATAGTTAAATATAGGGTTAATTTTATGTCACAGTCTCCATGGAGGTTGTCAGCTGGCACTACCGCTAATATCGGGCCTAGTGGTAGGATCGTAGTTATAGCGCTAAATAGCCTCCAGCACCCTAACACAGTGTCAGACTTGGTCAGTGTTTTAGTAGGTAAAAATTCTGACAACATGCAGTTTGCATGCCCAATCGATAATGCACCAATTCCATCTTTGGGAGTGGCGTCAGATCTTTCTTATCAAATTTTACCAAGGGGGCCTAATACACTAAGAGAATTGCAAATTCAAGAAGACGTCGTCACTTGTGCCTGTCCTCAGGAAGGTGAATCAGGCGTAAGACAAGGTTACAGTGAGTGGGCTTTGACACAGTGTATGGGCGAAGAAATTTTGTCTCTGCGACCCTTACTAAGGAGAAATTATCCAGTTCAGAATATTCGTCAGTCAACGAAGGGAATTCAAACAGTTAGGTTTCAGCCGGATCAGTTTAATTTATATGATCCTTTGTCTCTCATTAGCCGAATGTATTTATTCTGGAGAGGAGGACTTAGATACAAATTTATGCGCACTCCAGGTGTTCGAAATCAGTCACTCACATTATTGGCTCTAGACAAATATCTGAATTATGTATATACCGATAACATGAACCAAGGACTTAAAAAAGCAGGTGAAGGTACATTCTT